ATCTTGTCTATTAAAAATATTATTTAAATCTGTATGATTTGCTGTTAATAAAGCACTTGTTTTTGTAGCTATGGTATCATTTGTTAATTTTGTAGCATTAACAGCAGTTAAAACATCATCTTGTCTAGAATTAATTGCCTCTAAATCTGTATGATTTGCTGTTAATAAAGCACTTGTTTTTGTAGCTATAGTATCATTAGTTAATTTTGTAGCATTAGAAGCAGTTAAAATATCATCTTGTCGACTAAATATATTACCTAAATCGGTATGATTTGCTGTTAATAAAGCACTTGTTTTTGTTGCTATAGTATCATTAGTTAATTTAGTAGCATTAACAGCAGTTAAAACATCATCTTGTCTAGAATTAATTGCCGCCAAATCTGTATGATTAGATCCTTCTAATGATGTTATTTTAGTTGCTATAGTAGCGGCAGACAATTTAGTGGCATTATTACTTGTTAATATATCATCTTGCCTATCATGTATTGCTTGATTTTCTGTCAATATTTCAGTATTTTTTGCCAGTATACTATCTAATTTGGCCTCTACTTCATCTTGACTTACGAATAAATCACCGCCAACTTCTATTGATGCCTTAATATTGGCAGTATTACTAATAATCGAATCTGCCTTAGTTAATAATGAGGTTAATTTTTCGGCACTTGATGCACCATTATGACTATGTAATGCCTGTTGATTACTATCAATATCTGTTGCTAGTGTATTGATTTTTGCCTTAATCGCTGATAAATGAGTATTGCTAGTTTGTAAAAAATTAGACATATTATATATACTATTATAGAAGAAAATAATTAAATTCTTTTATATTATATATATAATATGTTAAAAAACATGAACCATATTAATGAAATAGAAGAACAGCATAAACCTGACGGCAAAGTTCTTAATAAAAATATTAAAAAAGAAGAAAAGAAAATAGAAAAAGATAAAAATAAGATGATAGATCCAATTTTTATATTTGATAAGAAACCAAAGAATTATAAAAAGAAAGTAAATAGAATAGGCCTAAGAAAACCTACAGAAGATAGTAAGGTAAAAGATGCACCGATAAAAGAAAATAATTATTAAAGTATATCTAATGGGTCTATTTCCTCATCACTATCATCAGGTAAAAACTCAACTGCCGCCATATGATTTAATGTTTCTGCTAGTTTATTTCTTCTTTGATAATTGACTAATTTTCTAGTCATTTGTAATATGTCGCAGTCATAATTCATAGAATATAAATATTTAAATTTCTTGCCATCTCTAACTTTTTTATTATCATTAAATATATCTTTTGTAAATGTTTGTTTTAATATTTTGTGTAGTAATTGCTCGCAGTCATATTTAGTTTTTAATGATGGTTCTTTTTTACCCCTATAATTAAATACATTTCTATATGCCCTAATATAATTCTTTGCCTCTGTTTCTGTTGGCACTCTATTGGCAGTAATAACATTATATGTTTTTTCTTCGCCGTCATCTTGTTGTACTTCTTTAAAATTCATTAGACATTTTAATTTGTCTATCATGAAAAATTTATATTTTTGTTGATTGATTTTTTTAATTTTAATATCCTGTGTTTGATTCATTATATCATATTGTTCTTTTTGGTCATAATGTATTGCCAATTGTTCAGGTGTAATTTGTTTGGCAAAATCTTCATTCTTAATTATTTCATATTCTTTTTTGGCATTATATAATGGTGCATTTTTAAGACCGTGCTCAAAATATGATTTAATAGTAAAAGTTTTATTCATTAATTCATCGTGTATAAATAAATCTTTTACATCTAATAATTGTGCCTTTGTAAGATTTAAATATTTTTCATTAAATTCTTTTATGTATTGGTCATCAATATCAAATGTTTTTAATTTATATTCTATTAGTTTTTCGTTGATTTCTTCACTCGGTGGTTTTTCTGTTTTTTTATTAAAATAGTTTACATCAAACCCTCGTGTTTTTAGTAATTGTTTAAAATGACAATATTTATTAGTGCCATAACAATCTTGTTTATAAGTATAATCTACAAATATTTTATTAAATAAATCCTGTCTTTTAGCCTCATCTTCATTAAGTACATCAAATTGTGTATTAGAATATTCTTGCTTTTCTTTCATTAACTCGGTGCATTCTTTCATATTTAAATATGTAGCCTGATTAAATTTCTTTTTATTAAAACAAAAATAAAGTATAGTAATATTTCTATTTCTCGCAATTTGTTGTAGCATATTAGTGGGCGATATTGTATGTTCTTTATGATAGCAAAATACAGGACGATTTAAACTAGAATCTAAACCATAAATAATAGCAGGACTAAAAATTATCATATCATAATCATCTAATGTTTCATCATCTAATTTATCCGTTTTTGATGTTAATAATTTGGCCCTTTTACCTGTTTCTAACCAAATATATTCTGCCGCTTTTTTACTATCACAACATACCATATATTTTGGTTCACATAATATGTGCGATATAAATTTATCTAATGATAATAGTTCTAATGCCTTTACACCTTTATTATGTTTATAATCATTTTGTATATACACATAATCCCTATTAACAAAATCTAATAATCTAAAACAAATATCGCTAATATCAGCATCAACACATATAAAATTTTTACAATTACATAACATATGTATTAAATATTTCCAACATAATGCCCTAGTCTTATTTAAGCAAGTATCTGCCTGTAGAATATATTCTAATACTGAATTAAATTCATCTATAAAAATAGTATACTCATTAATATTACTCATAATATTGCCACACCCTAATATACTATCTATGGTTGTAATATAACTATCGCCTCTTTGACAATAACTATTGGCATAAAATTTACAATCTATACCATATTTAGAAAAAGTACTATATTGTTCTTTACCTAATGAAACACGACTTACTATACTAATAAATTTCTGTTTACTATCAAATAGTTCTTTTTTCATTAAGGTAGTTTTACCTGTGCCAGTATCACTTTTTAATACAAAGAATTGTTCGCCCTGTTTAAGATTTAATTTTAAAGGTGCATCTTTTTGATCTATCTCATTTTCCATGGGCGATAGTTTAGTTCGATTAATTATTTTATCAGGTTTTTTTGTATCCTGTAATGTCGGTTTATATTTTACAAAATCTAGATAATTATATTTATTACAAATTTTAAATAGATGTTCTACATAATAATTTTCTGCCCATTCTGTATTATTATTAGATATATGTTGCCATTTTTCTTCATTTTTAATTTCATCATATCCTTTATATTTGGCAGACCATTTTTTCCATAATTCTTTTTTATTTAGTGTTTTCATAGCAGAAGTAAATTTAAACCAATAAGAATAATGATTTAAATAACCAGGCGGCATATTTGGTAGAATCTCTTTGTCTAATTCTTCATCTGTAATACTAAAATTATAAATACTACCTAATATTTCTTGTTCTGTTCTGTATAGTTTATTATTTTTTTTTGTTTTTTTATCTGTTTTTATTTTTTCTTGTGATGTATAAATATTTTCTAATAACCATTTTTTTAATTTTTCAGGCATTGGTTGTGGTTGATTATCATTTAATAATTCATATGTAGCATATGACCCATCAGGTTTTTTAAAAACACTGCCGGCACCAACTAAATAACCACCACTTAATATTTTATCTTCGTGCCCATTTCTTATATCTATACCTTTACCAAATTTAGATGATGTTTTACTTTCTACTTGATTTAAGTCTTTATCGTACTGAAAAATTAAATGAATGCCACCTGATGGTGTTCTTTGTGTATAAGTATTAAATTGTTTTACAAAATCATTGCCAAATTGTTTGTAAAATTCATGAGATTTATGGCAACCTTCTTCTTTTGACCATTTGTAGCAATCTAAATCTACACCAATTACTCCGTTCATTTTATTACAAATAATACCCCAGTTAGATTTTTTTAAAAATGATTTATTTATTTTTATATCAGGCCCTAATGTATGCCAAGTAAACCTTTTATCTTTTGGTTTATCTGCCCCTAAATCTTTAAAAGACGCTTTTTTAGAATTTTGTAATACCTTAAGTTTATGAATTTCCATAATACTTTTTATATTAATAGTAGATTTTATTTCTTTCTTTTTCTTTATTGGTGCATAAGATGATTCCATGGGCGTGTCTTCTACTAAACACGAAACACATTCAGGCAATAAAGATGATTTTCCACATTTTAAACATTTTGAGATACTAGACATTATATATATATAAGATATATTATCTTTAAATCAAAATAAACATTAATATATTATTATGTCTAATATAAGAATGTGTTCTAATTTGTATGATTTTATATATATAAAGTTTTACAAACTAGAACATAATTTAGATATTTTAATAAAATAATTTAATAATTTTCTATATATATTATATATAAGATGTCTTTGATTACACTAAATAGTAATGGTCAAAATCCTAGTTTTTATGCCAATCATTTTCCTCAACCAATTAAAATACCACCATATAGTCAGGTATGTTTATTAAAATTCTTACATTTTCGTGATAGTATGGTATTTAATATAACAACATCTAATAATATTTTAATGTTCTGTATTGGTAATACCGCACAGGACGCTATAAGAATTGTACGATTAAATCTAGGTCAATATACTGGTGCAGAATTGGCAACAGAAATAAGTGATCGAATGAATGAAGTTTTACAACAACAAAATTATGTGTGGGTGTGTGCTTTTACACCTGAAGATGACACCACATCGCCACCTACTAAAGAAAAATTCTTAATTAGATATGGTACACAGGCGACACCAGCGGCGAGAGGTATGGTATTTGAGAATGGTGGACTATTAAATATATCAGGTAATGCTACTAGTGCTAATAATGTTATAAGTGAAGACACAGATAGTGATGGTTCTAGACTATATTCATGTATTGCCCATAATGGTGTTATAACCAATAAGGGTTCATTTATTGTAGAAGATATTGGGTTTAGTGGTCAGGCATATGATGAGGCAGATTTAAATTTAGTTGGTAATTATGAATTTAATGAAACTAGTATAGGTATATGTAGAGATGAATTGGCAAACTTAAAAAGTGATAATGTAAATCTATTATTAAATCCTTTAGTACAAGATGTTGTAATACGATTAAGCGACGAGGGTATACAAATGTTTGGCATTAAAATAGCAGGTAATACACCTTTAGGTAGTCCTACATATGCTAGTGCCAAATTATGTAGAACAATACCACCTGATGCCTTACAAAAATTAATAACTGTGCCTGCTGGTAAAGATGTTGCTGATATAGCAAATATAAGATTTAGATTTTCGATTACATTTAGAGGTGTAGGTAGAAGGGCAGTAGTCCAAATGTCGGTAAGTTATGATTGTGGTCGTACTTATGTAATACCTGACTCTACACATTTAGGCAATGACCCTCAAGGTAATCCATATATAGCCACATGGAATGCGGCAGATGGCACGGCATATTTAGGTACAATATGGAATAGTAATGTCCCTGCTTTCTGTGATAATGATGCCGCAGGTGTAGCACAAATAATACAGAATCTAGTTATTACAAAAAAGGCACCATTTAAACCAACATTTACTTTTATTGATAGTAATGACTATGTTGGTGGCCCAAATTTGGCCCCTGCTAATAATCCACCAAATTATAGAAATGCGGCAGGAGATGTGGCAGCATTTAGTCTTTATACTGGGGTACATGGGTATAAATTTAGATTAGATATAGACTCAGGTAAAACATATTATTTGGCTAATGATTATACCGTTAATCCTACAACTTTTACATCGGTGCATCTATTCAGGATAAGCGAGGCAGATGTGGCATTTGCCAGTGCTACATTTGGTACTGCTCTATTTAAACCTGATGATGCTGATAAAATTAGTATAGTAGAGGCAGGGGGTGCTAATGTAGAGTTGGCAGATGTTAGTTCTAATGCGATATTGGCTGAATTATTAGCAAATGAATCTGTGAAGGCATCAGGTATTATGAATCCAGTTGCTAGGGCTGTAAGTAATTATAACAATAATGATGGATCAAAATTTTTAAATGATGATGAGATACATCAATTATTTAATGCCGTAGAACCACCACCAAATCATAATACAGACCCTACCCAAGTCGGTGCTGATTTAGAAAGACAGGCAATGCTATTCTTAAGACAATTAAATAATGCCGATGTGGCAGCAAATAGTGGTGCACCAGCAAATCTAAGACAGGGCCAACATAGTGGAACAATTGGAAGTGTAATAGGTAGTGCCAGTAATATAGTAGTTGGTGCTAGTTCGGCAGGGGTCAATCTATTTACATCTACTGAAGATTGTCAAAAAATTAGTAAAGATACAATTATAAATATTAGTGTACCTGAATTATCAGGTGTAAAAAGTTTTAATGGTATCGATAATGGGGCAGGTCAAAATTTATCAGGAATAGGCAAGGCATTGGCAGTTTTACCTCGTGAAGAATTTCAGACCAGAGGCGAAAATGTAAATGGTTCTTTAGTATATGTAGCCCCATTTGAGAATTGGATAGATGTAAATAATGCGAATGAATTAAATATAAATCAGTTAAGTGTTGAGGTTAGACAACCAGGTGGGCAACTGGCAAGTGATTTAAGACCTGACACTATAACACAATTAAAATTAAGAGAAGACCCACTAAAAGTACAGGAAAGAATGGCAGCAAAAACAAATGAAAAAATGATTGGTGCATTAGCCGCGGCTACTAAAACAGGCCAAACATTAAGTAGCACTATATATAATACTGGTTCTTAAAAGAATCTTAATAATATTAATTGACTTAAAAAGAATATACTATATATTATATATATAAAATGTCTATCAGTCCAGTACCTAAAGATATAAAACGCCGTGGTGATAATTATAAATATTATCATTATAAAATTTTTCATAATGATGAAGTTAAGTATTATAAAACATTAAAAAATATATACGAAGATTTAGGAATATCTAGGGCCAATATTTGGTTAATGATAAAAAATCCTGAGGTCGTTAGAAGAAAATATAATAATATTAAAGTAGAAAAATGTCATCTACATTATTTACATGTAGACCACGGCATAGATATTAACTTAATAAAGTAATCATTACTTTTATAATTTGATCTTTAGTTAATTGTGTTGCCTTAATATAATCTACCATAATATCTACTATATCACTTTCATCACCTATATGTTTATAGGTTGGTTCATCTTTACTTAAAATAAAACCATTATCAATAGTTGTTAATTGTTTTAGTTTATCTTCTGTTATTTCATCATTAAGACATATAACAAATTCATTATTTATTTTCATAGTGGTTGCACCATATGACCAAACCATTTTAAAACATTTGAGCCATACAATTTTTAATGTCTCACTATATTTTACAGGTTGGCCAAAGTTGATTCTTTTTAATAATTGTTTAAATGCCTGTATACCCCTATATTTACTTTGTTTTAATCTAGGCACTGAACTATTAAATATAATATCATCTTTGTATTCTAATAAATCACTTATCTTGTCATATAGTGCTAAGAAGTGGCACTTATCTTCAGTATCGGCATTATCTTGTAAATAAAAATAAAACATTTATATTATACTATATATATTTTATTTTTCTTATATACTTTCTAATATGTTCTAATTTGTATGATTCTTTTATATATTAAGTTATACAAACTAGAACATATCAATATACTACTATAGTGTTTATTAGTGCTTTTATGCTTGTTTTAATATATCTTTTATTAATACTACTTAAAAGAAGAATAAAAAATATTTTTTATTCTTCTTTTATATGCTTTTATTATAATAACATATAAATATAGAATAAAAGTGATACTTAAGACCTTATATATATCAATCAAATATAATAGTGAATTTGCCGTATGTTTTAGTCATTACTGGATTCTTTTCACCCTTCCAACTATTACATGATTTTTTATTAATAGTTTTTACTACGCCTGTTTTCTTTCGTCTATAATAATCTTTTTGATATTGTTTTAATGCTTCTTTATTTTCCATATAATATCTACGCCTATATTCTCTATCTTTATTTTGTTTCTCTATATTTTTTTTTTCGTTTGTCATTATTGTCGCCATTATTATTAGTAGATATTATATTATTTGGCAATATCATAGGTTTAGTAATCTTATATATTACACTATTATGCCTAGATAATCTAGGTCTTCTACCATCAGGTAATCTTATTTCTGTTTCGATTTCTGTTAAAGTAAAGGTTTTTGTAGCAGTATAATTAAATGATTGTTCCATACCATAAAAAAAGTCGCCTTCGTTATAGTTTCTAGTTATATATCCAACACACGGCAGTTTACTTTTTCCATCTAGTCCACCATAATACTCGGTGTTTGTTCCACCACTAATTATTGATGAATATATTAATAGATAGGGGTAATCTAATTTACTAGGTAGATTTTGTGCCGTTAATGATGCCTGACTAACCGATGGTGCACTAGGTAATCCTGTATTTGGGCCTAGACCATATAATGGCATATCTAATTTATTTGTTTGTGTTGGTTGATATTCGGCACTAGATATATAAGCGGCAGTAATCATCGGTGTTGGTGATTGTATATATTTATCATAGTATGTTAATGTTGAGGTCTCAAATGTCAAAGGATCTAAAAAATTGGCCTGTGTACTTCCAAATAATGGCAATAATTGTTCTACATCATAACCCATTTTACCTAGTAATGTATCATTTAAAATGTCCCTATCAAATTCTAAATATTTTAAATCTGTATTATTTTTATTGGCATAATATGTGTTGCCTTGTATTGTATTTATTTGACCATTTGGTTCATATAATACTATAGAATCTATTGCCAATCCACCTAATGAATCTATGAAACTATCAGGGGTTTGTGCCACATCTTCATTTAATAATTGTAGTATACTATTATGAATTGCCTGCCCACCTATAGTTTGTGGTATGCCATTAGTGTCTTGTTCTACATTACCAATTTGACCAGGTGTATTTACATTATATACTTGCTGTTCAGGATTACCTGTAGCCGTTAAATTATCTTGATTTTCTGTAGGTAAACCATTACCGATTGTCATGGGTGTGTTAAGACCTGTAATAGAAAATCTTGATAGATCGGTGTCAAAAGATATATTTGGATTTGATGCACCAAACATTACAACACTATTAAAACTTTTAGCATCATCAAATTGTAGATTACTGGTAAAATCTGTATTATAAACCATTACCCCATTATTTCGAATAAATGAGGCATCAAACCCAATCTGTATACCATAAGGGCAATTTCTATCATCTATTTGCCATTTTTGACTAGCACCAAAACCATTTAATTTTGTATCATAAAGAACACCACCTGAGCAAGGTAAATGATTTCTAAAGGCAATATAAGGTCGACCACCGAATTTATTAAAATCATTATCTAATGGGTCAGGCCATACTGGTACAACACATAAATTGTATTTTTTGGCAAGTGCTGTTAAATTATTTAAATTATATTTTACACCATTGCCTGTATCTGTATATTCATTATTAAACATTTCATTTACACCCCACGCCGTAGTAAAGGGGCCAAATTTATTATTATCACCTGCTCGTTGTGTTAATAATGTAGCGTGTAAATTATAATATATACCATTAGTTAAATCTGTATCTTCATTAAATTTTAAATCTTCTCTAAAATAAGATGATACAACAATACTAGATAATTCTTGACCATCATTATAGGCATAACCATCATAATGTTTTTCATAGGCAAATGGCACAGACCCCACACAATAATTGTCGACACCTTGGCCAGTACCTTGGGTGTGTGTGGCATCAAAATCTACTGGTGTAATAACTAATGACTGGTCAGGTGCACCAATCATTTCATGAAAACATTTATACCGATTTCTTTGCCCTGGTAAATTTTGTAATACATTAGGTTGTGTTGTATTATTTAAAGGGTAGCCATTAGATTTTTCGTCCATATATAATCCTAAATCTAATGCCATTGCTATATTTTCTTTGTAATTATCACTTTCAGTATCTATTGGTATATTTGTAGCACCCCAATATTTACCAGCATCCCTAAATCCACCACTTAATAGATTTAAATTATTTTCAGTAAAATATATATTTGTTAGAACCAGTTCACCATCATCTAATAGTTTACATTTTCTTAAATTACCAATAGTGCTAGGTATAACTTGTAATAGGGCAGGTACTAGACCTAAATCACCTATAGTTTGATTACCAAAATCACCCCCAGCACTTTGATTATGCCCACTATTTAGACCATTATTATGGTCATCATTATTTAGATGGTAAGATATTCTTCTAAATACACTAGCACCCTTAATTCTCATAGGGTCATCATAACCTATTTGCCTATAATAAAGTTTTTTTGCCCCATCAAAGCAATGAATTGATTCATAATTATCAAATAAACCATTACCATTTGTAGGCATAGGTTGGTATGTAGGTGTACTAATTATAGGTGGTTTTACCAATACTGAATTGTCTTTATTATCTACACTATTAATAAAATATTTACTATAATCAAAAAATCGAGTTGTATGGGTTGGATCGAATCTTAAAGGTTGGTGCATTTGATCGGTTAATATCGTGCTTATATTGTCAGGTGTATTTAACCCTATAGGTATTTCGTGTTTTATAGTTTCAGCCCTAATTTTAAATATTGGGTTAATTTTATCGGTTGTATTACCATTTAATGGATTATGTGGTGCACCATTAAATAAGAACATACATGGGCCTGTATAATTATTATCTGTAAAATAATATCGTCTACCATCAGGTCCACTACTTTGTTTACTAGCAAAATTAGGGTTTACAACTGAGTAATAAATTATTTTTTGTTTAACAGTGCCTGGTTGACTCAACCCATCTGCCGATGTTGTTAATGTTAATACATCATTATTTTGATAACCTGACCCATGAACCCATAACTGAATTTTACTAGGTATACCTGCCTTTGCCGTTTCACTTATTACTTCTAATACCTTAAATGTGGCATTTGTCCCTGCTCCACCTGTGGCATTATATATACCATTTACCCTATACCCTTCACCTATACTTGGTGCATCTCTTGCCAATTCATAGTAAGATACTAAATTGGCAGTAGGCATTAATTTATCCTTTATAAAAGGGGCATTCGGTGTTATTGCCCCAACATCTGTAGATGTAAATAATGATGGTTCGCCAAGTTGTCTATTTTTTAGATTATTTTTTAATATAGGATTACCTTCGTGCCCATAACCACCATTATCACTTAAATAAGATATACAATTTCTTAATGGTAATTTTATAAGATTTTGACCAGAATCATTTATATAATATGAATATGTAATATCCACTTTATTATCTACTAATCCATTTTTATTTGGTTCACCAGTAATTTCTATTGTAGAATCACTAGCACCAATAGTATTTATTGCCACACTTTCACAGGTTATTGTATCGCCTGGATTAACAACTATGCCATAAGAATTAACATTATTAACCCATCTATTTTTATAGGTGTCTTCTTCTTCATCTATATTTTTATAGTTAAGATTGGCTCTTAACCTATTACATTCTAACATTATGTATTTTTCGGCCATTATTATATACTATAAGAACATATTTTAATATAAAAAACTAAAATATGTTCTAGTTTGTAAAACTTTATATATATAAAATTATACAAATTAGAACAGAAAAAAAAAATAAAAAATAATATAAATAAATGTTTAGGCACTGACGACAACTTCACCATTTTTGATTATCATGATCCGTTCTACACCAGTAAATACCCTTAATTCTCTGGCATTATTTTGACCAACCATAGTTGTACCTAAATCAGGTTGTCTAAAATAAGTTTTATTAATAATAACAGGTTTGACCCCAATTTTGGCACCATTACCTAAAACATTATAACCTGTTGTGGTGGCATCATAACCAATAAAATGTGATGAACCCCTAATATCATTTGTCATAATGGCAGAGGCCGCATCAGGTAATTGATGTTCTTCTATTTTGCCTACATACACAGAATTTTGATTAATTCTTTTTCTTGGTATATCCTGTTTATCACTATCAGCATCATAACTATACAATTGATTAGGCACTGATAATGGTCTACCTAATACATTCGATAATTCGTTATATTTTCTAGGTTGGGCTACTAAATTTCTATCATATATTCTTTGGTCATTGATTCTTAAATTAAATTCACTTGGTATTAATAAATCTCTAGATAAATAATTACCAAATAGCACATGATTTTCGGTTTGGTTCTTTTCGTGTATTAAAATATTTCTTACCACTTTACCACTTACTGCCAGTTGTCTTTCTACAGGTTGTGGCATAACTGCCCCTGCGGCTATTGCACCAACAGCAGGAACATCTGCCCTAGTTGTTATTAAATCTTCATAAAGTACACTTAAACCCTTGCCTGATAATGTTGACTGAACCATAGCATCCATTTTTTCATTAGTATAGTATAAATGGTCGCTCATAAACTTAATATTGGTTGTTGATACACTAGTGGCACATAATGCCTCGCTACCTGCTTCTACACAACAAACCACACCAGGCACACCTGCCACTTGATTATTAAAATTAATTTCTAAATATACATGTTCTTTAATCGCCATTAATGGTAATTGTCTAGATTTCATCATAGGTAATAAAGTAGAAAGTGGCACAGAAAATAATGGGGTTGTGGCAGGGTCGGTAGTAGGTCTAATAAATTCAGGAACTTTTAAAGCACTATTTGTTGGTGTGGCATCTATGGTTGCCTCTAAATCTCTATAACCAATTCTACCTGATTCACCGACACCCCATCTATCACCACATGCACCAGTTTTTACCATATCTACATAGGCACGATGTTCTGGCGTATCGAATTGTCTAGTCATAGTAGTATAGTAGGCATATTCATCATTTGATGCTATAACCTGACCACCCACTTTTAAGAAACACGATTTAATAAGGCCGTGTATACCTGTATTTAATGGAAAGAAATTTTTAACATCTGCCAATACACCTAACTGAACCATACTGCCTCCATCTAATATACCATTTTTTGGTATTTGGAACACTGCCTGTTGCTGTGTTATTGTTATAGGGTCTAATACTTCGGTTTTAATATTCATATTTTCTATACTTGGTATAGTTTTGACATTTAAGATTGCTGGTAAAGAATTGTTCGCCATATTAATATATAATAATAATAGAAAAAAAATATTATTATTTAATATTTTATAATAAAAATAAATAGAAAGATTTAACTAATAACCTGTATGCCCTGTGGCGAATATTGTAAAGTATTTTTTGATAATACATAGGTATATACAGCATTAGGCGATTTGCCATCTAAATTACTCTGTATTCTTGTGGCATATGATTGACCCTTAAAATCTATACCAACTTGCGATACATTATCTAATGCCAATCCTACTGAAAAGTTTCTTTTACCATTATCTACAGCATTAAATTTCTGTACTCCTGATGAATTGTATAGAACCTCATCATTACCACCATAACCTAATAGCAATGGTTGTTCGGTTGTATGTGTCAAATTGTTAAATTTCTTAATACTATTTAGGGCATTTATCATAAGCCCAGTTTGTGGTCTACCATTGGCACCTTGGTCTGCCACATCTAGATCATAGTCTAGACCTAATTTCATACCACCCCTAGAAAAAGAAACCTTATTTATTTGGGCATTGGCATTATAAGTAGTACCTGCGGCATCAGTTAATTGTGGTAGATTTGTTTGGAATGAATCCTGCTGATAATTATTGGCAAAGTTTACTGGTAAGAAATTATGAAATACATTTAATACATTAGATTGGGCCAAATTATATGTTTGTGTAGCATCATTAGAATCAATAACAGAATATAAGTTATTATATGAATTATACTGAAAACTACCTGAACCAGCCACACCTAGTTTTTGTTGACCAGCAGGGTCAGGAACTAGTAAATCACCAGTCATACTTAAGTTGGAAATTTGATATGATGCACCAGAGCCAGTATTAGCATTGGCACCGAATAATAACATCTGGTCTGATACTAGCTCTAATGAAAATGATAAACCTCTAACACCATTAACGCCTAATGGAATAGTATTGCCCCCATGTATCATACCACAAAATAACCTTTGACTAAAAGAAATTGTATTATTATTTAAATTACCTGTAGCATTATCTACCCCTGTATTTAATTCACAAACGGCAGATTGACTTATTAAATCTTCACTACTATGTGTACTTGGTAGAATAGTGGCAACCATACGGCCATATTGTCTAACTGATTCTAAAGTTTGTTTAGTATCATTCGAACTGATATTTACATTTTGGAACATACCATTGATACCAATTCTACTATTAAACTGAACGGCATTATTAGTTGCGCCCCCTGCCCCTCGCCTTTGATTTATTGTATTATTACCTGCTACTGCACCATTGGCATCTAATATTGTTAATTCTCCATTAATTCTTAATGATGATGCCTTTAAAAGTTTGTTGGTCGATCCTATATCAAAATTAACAATAGGGTTGCCCTGTTTAAAAGAATAGGTATTATTTGCTGGTTGATTACTTGGTAAAATCTCAAATTTTTCTACTTGGTTAATATTCATAGCCATATTATATATATAATATTAATAGAAAAAAATTATTATTATTTAATATTTAATGTTCTAATTTGTAAAAATTTATATATATTTAATTATACAAATTAGAACAGACTTAAAAAAATAAAATATAATATATTATATATATATAATGTTTAACGAAGAAGAATTAGAAGAAATAGAAGATTTGATTGGTTGGAATATGTCCTTTAATATATCAGTTTATGATACATTAAAAGAAATTGATAGATTAGATTTATATGATTTATACAAAATTCATGACACCACAGAACAAACACCTTTAGCGATTGTTAATCGTGCCAATTTAAAAATATAATTATTAAATAGTTTTGCTACCCCATTTTCATAATCTATCCTTAATGATAGAGTATCTTCTGCCAAATTAGTAATTTGACCATATTTATTAAATGATCTAGCTATACTAAAATTATCTGCTATTTTATGTAATGAATAAACAGAACTGCCAACATTAGATAATGCCTTTTGTAATTCTGCTGTGTGTAATGGTTCATTTCGTCTTTGACCTGATGTACCAACTACCTGACTATATCTTTCTAAATTAACTAATCTAGAAGGTATTAACTCACTGCCTTTTACAAATTGGTAGTTTTTAGCATTATCAGGCACACCACTAAAAGAACTAACCGATAGATTTCTATAATTTGTAATGGGTATAGGTTGGGCAAAAACTGCCTTTGCTCGTGTTGCCAATGTGGGCATTTGTATTTGGACTACACCTGATGTATTAACCTGATTATACCTATGTAATTCTGTGGTCATATAATCTATTTGTAATCCTTCACCACTTTGTGCTTTTTTTAACATACCTGCCACATAGCCATCAGGTGGTTGCACCGACTGACATAACATTTCTATATTAGATATAGTATATGATGGCGCAGGTATAACTCGATCATCTACATTATTGGCACATGTATCACTTTTAGCACTATTCGTTTTTTGTCTATCTGCCATTTTATAATAGATTCTAGTATTATTAGCAGTAGAATAACCTGCCCCTGTTGGCATTGCCACAGTAGTATTTGCCTGTATTGTTAATGATAAACCTAATCTACCACCAGCAATGAAAAAACCCCTACATACTCCTGCCACTACTTCATTAGTATAAGCACCATTGCCGGCAGTATCGTGATTGAGATAAATAATATCATCTACACAAAAAGGATTATTACCCCCTGCTACAGTGCTAACTATATCTGTTTGTATACCACCAACATTGGCAGCGGCCGAACCATCTCTAGTACCAATAAGACCTGCTGTTTGGTTTACATGGGCTTTATGTGTATTTAAAATACCTGCCTCATGAGACCCACCTAAAAATGGTTGTCTTAATGCTCTTAGTGTATCTTCTGTATCTATTTGTAATCTTAAACCATTCATAGCGGCCACTGGTACAATACCACCACCAAAAAATCCTGCTTTTAATTGTAAATAAATTTCTACTTTTTTAGATTCTCTTTTAGTTGTAATGGCATTTGTTGCCGTGGTTGCACCAGTTAAATCCTGAGGGGCAGCATAATATAAAGATGCGCCACTATTATTGGCATCTTGTTGTACTCCCTCGAATAATTCACGCTTATGTAAAATACTAGATTGTTGAGTAAATGGCCTAGTTAAAGCGGCACAGGCATTATAATCTTCTATAGATTCTAAAGAGCACTGATTTGACCCATCTCGTAAAATAACATTTCTAAATAAGGCGTGTGCCCCTATTTTACTATCAGGTACTTGTATACCCCTAGTATTAACCATTTCTAGATCAAATTTTAAATAAGTTTCTGTAGGGTCTAAAAAACCAACAAAAGAAGGCACTAATAGTCTAATCTGTTCGTTAGGGCCAACATCACTAATGACATCAGGCTTAACACTTTGAGATTTAGAGGCAATATACTGATTTGCTGAATTAACTTTAAACATTTATATAATTAAATTAGAAAAAAAAATAAAAATTTAAATTATTTTATATTTTGTTTAATATAAATTAAAATAATTAATAACCTGGGCCTGCCTCATCATTATTATTTTGTTTTTTGGCAGGTTTTTTACCATCTTTATTTGCCTTCTTTTTTGCTCTACTATCTTTTGTTCGTAGTCGACCATATTCTTTTTTTTCTTCTGGTGTCATATCTTTTACTTTTTTACCAAGTTTCTTTTTAAATGCGCTACCATCTTTTACTTTACTTAATAAAGATGATTTCTTTTTTTTATCTTTTTCTACCATTTTTTTGATAGTTGGTTTATCAGGTAAATCTGCCTGTTTTAATGTTTTCTTACCGACATCTAACATTTCTTTTTTTATTGCGGCTTTACTTTTTTTTAGTTTCTCCACCTCAACATCTAAATTATACATATCTACAATATGAATAAGTTCATCTTTAGAATAATTATCTAACATCTTTATAGTATTATATTAGATTATAAAAAAATTAATTAATTTAATATATTATTTTCTGTAAACTGGCATAAAAATTCTCTTAATACTTCTAACATTACACATATTGTTGGTTCATGTTCTTCTTGATTGCTATATATATTGTCTAGAATTCGTACATAACCATAGCAAGATATTAATTCTTTTTTTATTTCTATTAATTCCCTTTCTTTCATTTTTAATTTATGGTCTAGTTCATTAAATTTAATTTGACTAGTTGCGGCTAGTTCTAAATATTCTTGTTCGGTTCTATTATCTGTCATTTAATATAAGTAAAGATTTTTATTTTAAAAAGAAGAATATCCTCCGCCTCTATCTACGGCAGCATCAACAGAAGGTAAGGCACTACTATATTTTTGTGTTAATGCTTGGGGTATTTGTAAAGGTGCCTGAGTTTGTGGACCAGGGGGTGCCTTAGGGTGATGAAATAAATGATAAATACCTTCACCAATTGCCACTAATCCACCTACTGCTAGGGCCGCTTCACCTACAATAGGTATTGCACCGAGAACGGCATCACTTGTAGCAAATGTTGCCTCTGTAGCATCGGTAGCCACTTGGGTAGTATCTGCGGCAACCTGTTCTGTATCACCTGCCGACCTACTAAAAAATTGTTTTATTCTGCCACCCCTTTCGGCACTCGATTTAAAAAAGTTATTTGCTATACCTCTAAAAAACCCTTCTGCCTCGTCTGTAGTTCCACCTCGTGCCAGTAATGGTTCGGTTTCATCTGGCTCAAATCCACTTCTTAATGATGTATTATTTAAGTTTTGATTCTCAGGTAAAAAATCTGTGTCGACTGTGCCTGTGTCAAATTCTTCAGGTTGATTTGGTTGAGTTGGTGCATCGTCTACCGATGGTCTATCATCACCCCCACCATTATTTTGACCAACTGCCCCACCACCACCTGAACCCCCTGCCTGTGTGTCAACATCTACGGCATCATCATCATCTTTATCTTCAGGTGGTTGGTTGGCATCATCACCTGTTTGTGTATTTGTATTAGGATTATTATTTGCCCCACTTCCTGTGCCATCATCATCTTCTTCTTCTTTACCATCTTTTTTTTTACCTATTTTTTTATATAAATCGTATACTTTTTTACCAGCACCATATACACCCTTTGTACCTAACAGGGCCGCTATATCTTCTTCGCCACCATCTTGGACGGATTTCCACTTGGTTTCATAGCCTTTTAATTTGCTATCATATTTATCTGTAATAGTTGCTGCTAGATCATTATAATCTTCTACTTTTTGATTTTTTAAATCTCCTAATTTATTTTGTAATTCACCAACTTGGTCAGCATATAATTCAGCCATATTAATATATAATAACAACAGAAAAGTTTTTATTATATAATTTATTTAATTAAAAATAATTACTATAGTTGCCATATGTTTCTTCTTGTTTTTCTATTAATGGTTCACTTACTTCTGTTTTAATATTCTTCTGTTGTGCCTGAAACTTTTTAAAATATTTTTCTTCTAATTCTTTTTCTTTGCGTTCTTTTTCTTCTTGTTCTTTTTGCCGTTGTTTTTCTACTGCGCTTTGGATTCTACTAAATTTATCCATATGGTCTAGCCATTTAGTAAATTGTTGTTCTTCATTATTTATTGGTGGTTCTTCATGTATTGCCTCTAATTTAATAGGTGTACTTTTTACTTCTTCTTCTTTCTGTCTTTTTGCTTCTGCCTTTCTTTCTCTTGCCAATTTTCTAGCATTTGCCAAATGTGCTTTTTGTTTATCGCTTACTTTTCTTTTTGGTTTTGGTTCAGGTGGTCTAATCGGTTCTGCCCTAATGAATGGGTCTGCTTTTAAATCTTCGATTTGTTCTTTTGGTGCATTTATTAAATCTGCCTCATTAATTATAGCCAAATCTTCTGCCATTTCTTTTAATTCTTCAGGCGCTTTCATCTCAATATTCGGTAATCTATCCATCTATATATATTATAAATAGAAAAAAATTTAGAATAAAATTTAAATAAAATATGAAAGTTAGAATAAAATTACAAACATTTGCTATATTTCTATTTTTCTTGTTCTAGTTTGTATAACTTTATATATATAAAATTTTACAAATTAGAACACTATAAAAAACTAACATAAAAATAAAACATATAAATGCCTGTTTGTATGTATAAACTTATTCATCTTCTTCGTATTCATCTTTTTCATAACCATCAAAATCAGTATTTATTGGTGCACTAGCTAGAATTGCTGGGGCTTCATATATCATTTTAGTAAAATTTTGATATGCCTTGGCTGGTTTACCATATAAATCTAAAAACAAAAAGGCATAAGGTATATTGGTTGCCTCATTTAATAAAGATTTAAATTTATTAATATCACCATATCTTGCCCCCATTTCTTCTGCCATTTTTTCTACTTCTTTATTATTGGCATTTTGACTTATAATAGCATAATTAATTGATTGTCGAACAATATTAGGCACTGCCTTATACAATTGTGTAGAATAATAAAGTAATTTTATATTATGATGTCTATAACTAGATGCTATTTTAAACATTAAAGAATTTTTTCTTAAATTTGGAAATGCTATGAAATCATCAAATACTATTGCTATATTTGGTCGTTGATGTTTTGGTATTTGATCCTGATAATCTATGATAGTTTGTAGATGTTGGTCGCTATATTGACTATATATAGTTTCACCATATTGGTCTAATAAAAATCTGGCAGTAGCATCACCATTTGTTATTGTACTACTATAAATATATACGGCATCTAATTTACCCATTAAAAAATTAGGGTTTTGGAAATAATTACATATCCTTGTGGTCTTGCCCTGTCTAGGCGATGCTATATCTAGAACACAGGCACCACCATTAACATCAAAAAAATTTGGGTGGTGTTCTATTTTCTTTTCTATGATTGGTGCTTTTATTGGTAAAATGGTAAGATCGGTCATATATATTATACTGATATAATATTTTTATATTCTTTATGACTGACAGGGTTATATAATTTAGGTACAATAGAACCAGGCTGTAATTCATCTTTTTCATTATAGGTACATGAACTTTTGGCACAACAACCAAATTTAAAAGAAAGTTTTTTTAAAATAGTTGATAAAATGTTTTTCATAATATTATATAATATAAGTTAGAAAATAATCTAATTTATATTATATGTTAAAGGCGCTAGTAGAGATAGAATCAATCATAGCTATATTAAAAGTAAAAGTCTATGAATTAGAAAAGGATAATCAAAAATTAAAAAAACAAATCAAATTAGTTAATGATGAATTAAGAAAAATTAAAGTATTAGATTTTTGATTATCGTCTTATTGCCTTAATCATATTTAAATTAGGCTTTATTTCATCTAAAAAATCTTGTTCTATATTTCTTAATTCTTCTTTTGTTAAATTATCATCATCTATTTCTTGTAGAATATTCATAAATAATCTACAATCTGTAATACCATTATTATTTAAATATTTATAAAATTTAGTTTTATTGTGTCTATCCTGTTTCTTATGTTGGTTATGTGCCTCACATCTAGTTTTAAAATTAGTTGTACTGCCAATATAAATGTTGTCATCATGATTAAATTTATAAATAGTTTTCATTATATAATATACTATATATTTTTTATTCTACCATTTCTTCATCTTTTTTCATTCGTTTAACTTTTTTTTTAGGCTCTTTACCTTTAACTTTCGGTGCAACTTTTGCCTTATCAGCAGGTTTCTTTTTCTTTCTGTATTCTACGGCCGCGGCCTTCATAACTTCTTTGCCTTTTAATTTAGGGTGAGATTTACGAAACTTTGCCAAAAATTCTAACCAAGCAGATGCCATTTTATATACTATTATATAACATTTTAATTTTTATAATAAAATTATTTAATTTAATTTATAATATATTGTATATTATAAATGAAAAAAGAAAAACCACTATATAAACCCTTTGTAAGTAAGGCCAAAAATAAAAAATATTCTGTTTATGTAAAGAAAGGTGATAAAATAAGATTAATTCATTTCGGCGATAATCGATATGGTCAATTTAAAGATAAAATTGGTCATTATAAAAAATTAGATCATGGAGACCCTAAAAGAAAAAAAGCATATTATGATAGACATGGGCCTAGTAATGATAAAAATAGTGCCAAATATTGGAGCCATAAAATTCTATGGTAATTTATTTTTTTCTATCTCGTAATTTTATATGATATGCCTCATCTTCTTTTTCACCTTTCGTTGGTGCATCGCCTAAATTTTCTTTTTTTTTAAATTTATCTATCACTAGACATTTATCTAATACTTCTAATACAACTTCTTTATTATAAATATTCATTAGATGTCTAATACCTCGGCAGTCTTCACATATATAGGTAGTAAATACATATTCTTGTTCGCACAATTTACAAAGAAACATTTTAATATATAATATCATTAGATATTTATTTTTTTATTAAATGTTGTTTATCTATCTTTTTTGCCTTGCCACCCATAATGGCACTATATACTCTTGCTATGCCCCATTGGGTAGCACTTTTAACTTGGGGCCTAACAGATTTAGGATTACTATAATATGCGCCCTCGCCTTTCTTTACTATAACCTTTAACCCTGCTAGTTTATATCCTGATAATTTGGCAATCTTTGATAAAGAATTACTAGTATCTTTTGGTTGTTTATATTTTAAATTAAACTTCTGCTTATATGTCGTCATTATAATATAGTATAGATAATTTATAATTTATTTTTTACTATATTTACCTTGTTGATTAACACTATGCCCCATTTTCTTGGCATCTTCTTCTTTTTCTGTATTTTGATTAGGATATTTTTCACTTATAAAAATATGCCTTAACATATTAACTGATATATTTTTACCTAATGAGTCGAATATTTTTTTAATTTCTTTGCCTAATCCATTACTTGCCATAGGTTGATTTCTACTATTAACTAGTAATGAATCGGTTTTATTATGTTTTAACCAAATATTTAGTACACTATTTAATTTTTTACCAACTTTGACATTATTCTGCCCATATTTACCTGATGTTTTATATTCATTAAATGAAAAAGTTTTATTATTTCTACTAGTTATAACTAAATAATTATTTTCTTTTTGTTCTTCTTCATCTAATGAATCATAAGTAGATTTTTGTATAATTTCCATCGGTGCATAATCTAACCTAGTAGGCGGATTTTCATCATTTAAAAATAAATTACAAATTACCCATTTTTGTAGCATATGTAATTGTTTATTATTTAGTTCTGCCTTAGTAAATATGCCTCTTTCTTGTATTTCCATTTTTAATTTATTCATGACTTTTCTTAATTCCTTCATAGAAACCCAGTTTTTTTTTTGACTTTCACTTTTCTCACCATTCTCATAATCTTCTACATACTTATTATGAGTATCATCTAATATTTTTCTGTAATCTTCTAATAATTTATCATATTTTTTTTTTACATTCATAGCATCTAGACTAACTACTACAGCGGCCAAATAATTCTTTTGTGTTGATAATTTTAGTTTACTTAAATATTCTTTTACTTGTTTAAAATCCCCTAAAAAATCTAAATTCTTAAATTCGCCATCTTTCTCTGTAGCATTAAACAATTTTTTTATACTTATAGCATAAGCATTTAAAGAATTTGCTTTAATATTTCTTTTCTCATCTATTCTTTGTTTTAATAAATCCATTATATAATATTAATTAGATTTTAATTTTAGATGTTTTTATTCTATTTTTATATGTTCTAATTTGTATAACTTATATATATAAAAAATTTACAAACTAGAACATAATAATTTTAATTGTGTTTAACCCATGAACCTGCCTGAGTCCAACCACAATTAAAATTAGGTTTTACTACACATATATACCCTTTACTATCTAATTCTGCTACTATTTTCTGTGCCTTTTCTTTCCAATCTGTGCCGACTTTATGAAAATCTATTATATATGCCCTAATATGATTCTGTATTAGATTTTCTATTTCATATTCTCCGCCCTCAATATCTATTTTTACTATCGTACAATCTTTTATAACTTCATCATAATGTATACATTTGACTAGATCATATTTTTCTTGATTTCTTTTTTTAATTAATGAATTCGTCACGCCTATACCTTTACTAATATAAAATTTTCTTTCTTTGTCGTGATTACCAACAACTGCCATATTAAAGATTTTCATAAATTTATTATCATATTTTTCTAATACCTTAAATGTTTCTTTTGTTGGTTCATAACACTTAACTAAACTTACGCCTTTTTCTAATACAATACTAGCATATTGTCCTGTGTATGCACCAATATCTGCTACTATATCAGTTTCTAAATAGGCAATACTAGTCATTTCTTTAGTTGGGCAATGAAAAACTTTTTTATTAACATCTTTTAATGCCCAATATCCCTTTTTAGTTCCGCCCCCTTTTGTAAATATAATATTATAAGTCATATAATATTATATAGATAAAATAAAAATAAATAAAACTAAATAGTTAGTTTATAAGTTTAAGATGAATATCATTAAATCTTTCTTTTGTTGTTCTGTAAGATTTTTTGATTTTATTAAGTTTTGACAATCTTCTAAAGGATTATCAACTTCTTGTACTTCTTCTACTAATTCTTCTACTAATTCTTCTACTTCTTGTACTGGTTCTTCTATTGTTAATATTTGTTTTTTATTTATTTTTCTAATTTTTTTATTTATATCTGTAAAAAGTTTTAATTGATAATAATCTTTTTTATATCTCATTCTATTTAATTTAAAAATGATTTTATTGGATTTAAATCCTGTATAATCAACATGATGATGATTTTCTTTTTTAAATTTATTTGATTTCTTTGCTACATCAGGGTGGAATTCTATCAATTGATCTAATTTTTTTTGTAATCCATCGTCTTTATAAATACTTGTAGTATTACCCCCTTTACAACTCATAGTAGTCATTTTATTTGCTAACATATTATTAAATAATATTGTAGGTAGACCTTTTTTTAATACTCGTAATGATAAGTCAGTATCTTCATTATATTTACCTCGCCAAACCCATGAACCACTTTCTACTTTTTTATTAATTTCGTTATTTAATAAAATACACGAATAGATTCTAGTATTATGTGTTGCGATAGGTCTTCTTCTAGATATTTCAGGCACCATACTAGCATAATTCATACCTGCCATATATAAATTGTTTGTGTTATCCATATAATCCTCTATCATTCTAAAACATACAGGGGTTTTTATTGGAATTCTAGCATTTTTATGTAATCTAAAGAATCCGTCTAAATTATCATCTAAACACCAGTGATGGGTTGCACCGATATACTTAGAATGTGCCCATATAAAATTTCTTACAGGTATACTGCCTCCGTCTTCTTTAAAATCTCCTGTAGTCCATTTATTTTTTTTTTCTTTTGTAAATTCTAAAATCCTTTCTTTAGGACAACCATTATCTATATATAATTGTACTTCGTCAGTTTCTACAACAATTTTGTAATTTGCTTTCATTTCTTCTAAATAGTTTCTAGTTATTTGTCTTTTATATCTACCTTTCGATATGATGTAGATAGGATATTTATTAGATATTTTAGTATCACTTATCCACACATCATTATTTTTTTTTAATATAGGTCTTTCAGGAAACCATAAAGATTTTGTCTTATCTCCCATAAACATTTGAGGATATTCTTTCATAGATTCATTAAAAAATTGTTTATCTTTAGAACAACCAAAGACTAAATCTACAATATACCATTTTGCTTGTATATACTCAAATTCAGGACCTTCATAATTTATTATATTCATTCTTTCATTCTCATTATATGGACCACTACCATCTTCTTTTTTTCTTAATGTTTTTTCATCTCTACCTAATAACTTCATGAATTTAGTAAAATTTTCATCTCCAACTACACGACATTTTATGATTTTATGTTTCTTTGGAATATCAACATTAGATTTATTGATTATTAATTTATTGTAAATTTTTATATTAGTAGACATTATATATATATATAGTATATTATCTTTAAATCAAATTTTTTTTAAATATATATTTATTTGATTACTTAATAAAAAAAAATGTTCTAATTTGTAAAACTTTATATATATAAAATTATACAAACTAGAACAGAATAAAAAATATAAAAGTACATGTTTTTAATTGATGTATTTATTTGACCCAACTAATCTTAATTTAGTAATTGTATAGGCAGATGATCCATTTTTATTGTATACTTTGACATATCTAGGTGGATTCTCGATGGTTGCACCAATATAGTGTATTTCACTAGAGCCACTAATTGTTAATGAATTTGCCTGAAAATCACTATTAGGTAGATGGTAGTAAGTACCATTTGAGGCACTAGAGCCGAATAAAGTAAAATTTGATGCTACAGCGGCTGTTGTATTGCCGTATAGTCTAATTTTTTCATAATTTTCAGTATCTATCGCAATAGACAAAGAATTGGCACTAATACTATCATTATCAATAACTTCTTTATCTTCTTTAGTTTGTGCGGCTGTTAATTCTACTACTATTTCTTGTTGACTTGTTTCTAAAGTATCTAATTTATTTGGTATTGTTGTAGCCGTTGCCGTTGCTATTGCTGGATTAACTACATTAGCAAGAGCAAGTAAATGGCCGTTGGCAGTTGATTGATTAGCACTCGTAGAAAATCCAGTAATATTGCCTGATGATATATTAACATTTACTTTATTAGAACCAATACAATTATTTAAATTTGTTAATCCTGTATTTGTAATAGCACCATCAAACCCACCATTTGCTATATTCACATCTACCCTATCACTATTAATAGCCGCGGCTAATTCTGTTAATGCGGCATTAGTAATTGCACCGTTAAATCCACCATTTGCTATATTTACATCTACCCTATCACTATTAATAGCCCCACCTAATTCTGTTAATGCGGCATTAGTAATAGCACCATTAAATCCACCATTTGCTATATTCACATCTACCCTATCACTATTAATAGCAGTGCCTAATTCTGTTAATGCGGCATTAGTTATAGCACCATCAAAACCACCTGATGAAATATTAACATTTACTTTATTAGAACCGACACACCCTTCTAGGGTTTCTACGGCGCCTTCTATTTCTGCTAGTGCCGTATTGGCAGTGCCTTGTAAAGCGGCAGTACTAGCACCTGATGGTAAGGCACATGATGTAATAGTAGTATCTGTTGTATCGCAATTAAATTCACTAATAATCTGTAAAGTGGATTCGGTGGCAAAGTCTGTAGCATTAGAACTGACATTTACATTTACTTTATTACTACCTATACAATTTTCTAATGATTGGGTATTAGTCTTAACGGCATTAGTACTTGTTAATATATCATCTTGTCTATTAAAAATATTATTTAAATCTGTATGATTTGCTGTTAATAAAGCACTTGTTTTTGTTGCTATAGTATCATTTGTTAATTTAGTAGCATTAACAGCAGT